GGAGACGGGTCCCTCTTTTCCTGTAGGCAATACAGATTATGCGGGCAGCTGCTCGTTCGAAAACGAAGTCAACGCCAACCGACTATTAGTCGGTTGATTTCAGCAACTCACTCATGTGTGGTAATTCTATTCCACGTTCTTTAATTATCGCTTCATTCTCCTGTGCTTTCACTGTCAGTTGTTCATAGAGCATGGAATGTTTTTTTCGTAACCGCTTGAATATGATCGTCTCAAGTTCTCTATTCTCATCTTTTAAGTTACCCAAATCAAAATACGGCCCAATATCCATCATAAATTGTAGCTTATAAGGAGCAGTGTAACGCTGTAACTTATGAGATCCTTCGATCGTACCTTCAAGTATATCGACGACTTCATTTTTATATGAAGGGAGTCGTGTAGGCACAAGGCTTTTTATATCATCCGGGTTAACTTTTTTCTTCAATTCATCCAGTTGATAGCGAAGCGCTTGAATCTCATTATGCAGCTTGTTTTTTTCAAAAAGAGATTCCTTGCTACGTGCAACCTGTTGGTCATACTTCCTCTTCCAGTTCACTGCGCTGTCATTATTCTTTTGTTCTAATCGATCAAACGCTTCTTGAAGATCAGCTTCGACTGCTGACTTTATGTTCTGTTCCTTCTCAAGTTCCTTTTGCAGCTGGCTGTTCTCTTCCTTAACTCGCGCCAATTCAGCCATAAGTCCTTGAATCTCTGCTTCGTATTCCTCGGCTGTTTTATTTGGCTTCTTCCGTTTCTTCTCTATGAAGGCTGAAAGGTCAGCTTCATCCACCAGGTACCCATCCTTACGCTTTGATGGTGCTTGAGCAGGCAATTCTCCGTTACGAATCCAACGACGTACCATCTGGATGTTTTCCGTAATGCCCTCTTGTTTCAAACGTTCGAGTACCTGTTCTGTGGTAAGCATGTTCCCGACCTCCATACATTACTTATTTGATTGAATAGTAACATTATGTCTTTGGTTTGTAAAGTAACATTATTAATTCTGTTGTAAAAGTAATATTACTTAATCAACAAACAAAGTAATGTACATAGCAAAAAAAACCCCCGCCGTAGCGAGGGAAAGAGTGAAGGAGGTATAGAAGTATCTTTAGTGTTGCTTGACTGATGTGATTTTATCCAACGGTATCCACCAGAAATCTTCATCGTTTACGAGTTTCAGCTGCCGGTTAGCTACATCGATCTTTTTCACCCATCCCCAGGCAGATTCGGTCGTGCCCATCTTCCCTTTGGTAGCCTTCCACCAGCTTACTGCCACAGCAGCGTCAAACTGGATGGAGTCCTGGATCTGAAAAGCGATTTCCTGCAGCTCGTCTTCCTCCAGTGTTGGCTGCGGGATCAGCTTTTCATCCTCCCTGTGCTCAAGGTAGGCTTCCCGTTGCTCTGGGAGTACAAAGCGCGAGGCGGCGAACAGATTGTCTATTTTGCCCATTGCCGTATCTCCTTCCGTTCCCAGGCTTCGAGCAAAATTATATTATCCGGCTGCCGGCGATCCCATTCAATGTACTCCTGATCTGCCAAGACACGCAGCACATCAAAAATCCCTGCCCGGGATCTCCCGGTTTTGATGCACAGCTCATCGATGGTGGGGAGGCGTTTTCGACCGGCTGAGTAGTTGCCGATGATCCTCAATGTTTTCCGTTCGATATCAGACAGCATAGCAGTTCACCACCGGGCGGACAGCGAGGATGTTGTCTATAGCGAAAATGCGCGGCGCCCGCTTGGTAAGGCAGTAGGCTTTTAGTTGGTCGTCCTGGATTTCAATCAAACGCAGCGTTCGTTTGCTGGCGTTGCCATGGCGGTCAAGGTAGATGATTTCAACAAGACGGTTACAGGCAAGGTACTTCTGCCATTTTTGGTGCATGTTCGTCACCCCAAAGCAAGAACATTTGTTTGTATTATATAAGAAAAAAATGCGAACATCAACCTAAAGAAAAGAGGACAGGGTATCTCCCTGTCCTCTTCAGCGAATAATTAACGAATGTAAAGAAGCGAATAGACTTACTAACGAATGTCTTAACGTATATACATATTTTACCTAAAATCATAAACATGTCAACCGAGAACATATTTTTGGTTAAGCTACACTCCTTCTTCACTACTAGCAATTTCTTGCTGTGCACTAGTTAGAATCCTTTCACCCTTTCCCGTAAGCGAGAGGCTTGGTTTCATGGAGCCATCTTTAAAAGGTTTGTTCACTTGAGTGATATACTCTTCAACAGTAAGTCTTTCAATAACCTCACTGCATTTATTTTCCGGAATTCCAAGATGCTTCACTAACTCACCTTTATACCACCCTGTACCTAAATACTTAGATTTATCGTCTCTGAATTGATTCCACCAACTTAAAATGTATTGTAGCGCAGGAATTATGTAATCATCTACGTTGTACTCTCTTACAGTAATATTAAGAAAATCTAATAGATCTTGGCTAAAATGTGCGTAACTCGTCATATCCACATGTTTAGGCGCGGCTTTCGACAAATAAAATAATTCAACCCTTTTGCCTTTGTACATCATTCTACTCATTATCGGGATCATATCACTGTCAGCAGTTACGAAAACATAACAGGTAATGTTTGAATCCTTATAAGTACTTTCAATGGCGTCAATACATAATTCAATATCTGACGAATTTTTTCTACCATCACCATTTTTGTCATTTGAATATACATGACGAATTTGAATTCGTTTCTTTTGAAGACTGGTGAGACTAGACCTTATTTTTTCAAAATCGGCATAAGCTCTAAACGTCCTAACATTGTTTTGGCCATATCGATCCCACAAACGATTGAATAAATTTTTTTCGGGATCTTCATGATTCGGGTCATGAGAGACACTCTTGATTAAGCTCCAATAAACATTGTCATAATCAACGAAGATTGCCACATTATCCAACTTATTTTTTGCATTTAACGCCTTTACTGCTCTCTCCGTAGACATTCCAAATGCGTCACCTATTACTTCAAACACATCTCTAATGGGTTGGGGTACCCCATCAGAGTTTTCTCCATTACGATGCTCTTCGCCCAAAACTTCAAAATCTGTCGACATTTTTTCACCTTCTTAGTACAAATTTACTAAATATTTCTATCCTTAATACAACAATTCCTTCCTAAAGTCCTTTAAATCTTTCAATCAAAGAAAAAACCCTCCTCCAGTTCTCTCCGAAAGAGGGCTTGTCTCATTTCTTCTGCTTATTGTATTCCGTCACAGCTTGTTCAACTGCGGCTCGGATCGCTTCCGGCTCCATTTCAATTCCAACTGTTTTCAGGTGCCGCGTGACATAGGCCGTAGCAGCGTTCAACTTTTCCGTGGAGACGCAATCCTTCATGCTCTGCTCGATCAGCGAAAATCCTTCCTCTGCCGCCTTACGAAGATACTCCCGCTCTGACAGAATACGACGTGTTTTCAGCCATCTGAGGAAGTGTGTCCTTGCTTCACCCAGGGCTGCCAGTATAACGGTCGTCAGAAGTCCCACAAGTGCTAATACGATTTCCTGAATGTATTGTTCCATGCTATACACACCCTTTTAGTATCACAGTTCTTGTAGATTGGTCCCACGTCACAGAAAGGCCGAGAGCTGGTGCCAACTCTCGTGCTGGCGCGTATGCAGATCCGGAAATGATCTTCTCGTTCAGGTCTTTACCGTTCACGCGCACATCCCTGGTAGAAGCAATCCAATCGACTTTCCCGCCAGCTGCCGTGGCCACAGCACGCACTGGTAGCATAGATGTACCTTTATCAAGAAAACCACTAACAGCAAGCTTCTTGCCGTTCAACACAATACTAACCATGGTATTATCCACAGGTTTATGTACAGATTTTTGCAAGAACTGTGAATAATCTGTACGGAACGTGTTCATGTCTATGGCTGGGCAGTTCTTCCAGCTGTATCCCGGGTACTCCTGGTGTCCGAGGATTTGTTTCATATTCGGAAGGATGCCTTGTAGGTATTGCAGTAACCGATAGTTAGCTTGCAACTGAGCTGCTGTGGGCTTTTGATATCGGAAGTCACCAATCATGCAAATGCCCAAAGCGTGCTTGTTGCTGTTACCTACGTGGTAGGAAATCAAATCAAGGTCAAGGCACCAGTAGATCGTCCCGTCTTGATCTATCACGAAAGGATACGCAATGCCAGGCCATCCATTGGTGAACACATGATAGTTTGCGAAAGCCAATGGGGAACCTGTTTTCGTTAGGGAATGGTGCTCTGCTGCAGATCGGATGTCCGTTAATTTCCTCTTTCTGTACCTCAATTTCGGATGGCGCGGCAAAGAGGCGCGAACGTCTACAACGCGCGCGCCTGGGATTGTGATTTGCATTCTATTTCCCTTCTTTCTGCCTCAAGGCTCGTTCTGTCTTCGCTTGAATTTCAGTTGACACCAATTTGGCCACCGCTTTAGGAACCGGCCAGCCCGCCCGGTGAGCATTGGCTGTTAGGCTGTTCCAGGTATGATAAATCAGCCCGAAGGTGACACCATAGAAAAGAAATCCTGGTGTTCCCATGACACGATCAAGCAGGTTACCTATCGCAGGGAAAGCAAGTAAAAAAAGCGTGCGAGGAATGCGACTTAATCCGTATTCAGATGAATAGGTTCCATCCCTCTTCTTCGCTGCGCGTATACCGGTTATCCAGTCCAACCCAATACATAACAAGAGGACGACCAGGATGTCTGTCCGACCAGAACCATAGAAATAATGAAATGCGGGTGCTACAATGGTCCCCACCGCTGCAGCAGAAGCGTTTGCGGGCGTTGCTACGTTTTCAAGACTCTGTAAAATTCGCAATATGATCTTCCTCCTATCGCCCGAGGGGCAAAAGTAAAAGGGAGCCGGTTAGACTCCCTATGCAACTCTATATAGTAGTTCTGACCGTGCTAAATCCGCTGGCGTTACGTGGCCCAGAACTTCAGGTGACAGGTCAATGCCCGCTGCGGCAAACATCCGGTCAACCGTCTCTGAACAGTTCATCCTTTCTGGAGCGTCCCTGATTGGTAAGCCGGTTAGCAAATACAGTCCATTTGTCAGACTCTGTATTGTGTCGTATGGCGTATTCATATTCCAGCGAAGAAACTGTTCCATGGTAGATAACTGATACAGAGTAAACGGCTCCTTGTACCTGTAAATATTGTACTGGTCAGTTCTGTATTTAATGTGTCGTACTTTCAACGGGTACCGCCAATTCGTTTCCACTACATGCCACGGATCGATAACGATCGCCACATGAGAATAGGGCGAATCTGTCACGTGTTGGACAGCTCGCCCTATGATGGATTCGCCTTTAACAAAAAGGAGATCGAAACTCTGAAGTTGTTCCATCCCGCTTCCCCTCCCTACCAGTCCACAGCGTCTATTTGCTCAAAAGTAGTTGCTGCCTGGACTTGTGCCTTCAACGTCCAGAATCTTTCCAACAGGCCTCTCTTATGTTGTTCAGCCTCTCTAACCACCTCAAGGAAATCATTGCGGGTAATTGTCACCACACCCGCGTTCTCGGTCTTCCAGGTTACTTCACTTACATTAGTGTCTGCTAACATAATCAGCATCTGCTGTGTGAAATTCATTTGGTCATACTGGCTAAACCGAAAAAAATGACCCGTTGTTTGAGATGTGAACCCCGCGAGTATCTCTTTTTCACAAAGGTCATCTAATTGGGTTATTTTAGCCTGTTTTAATTCCTCAAGATCCATCGAACTATGACGGATGGATGGGTACCACTGATCAGGGGCGCTCTCCCTTCGAATCTGTGATATTGGCTTTGCGTTTTCAATCTTCAATCGAAAGCACCTCCAAACCCATTGATGAGTATCGGTTCGGTTGCCGTTCCTTTGTTAAACGTAAACCGGATGCTGATGCCCCAATCCGTAGCAGTCTTGATTTCATTTGTGAAAATATATCCCCGCCCAGCCGAAACGGGACCCGTAATGTCCTCCCATGTTGGTGAAGCATCATATGCGTTGTTGCATGCCTCAACTTGATAGGTGGCACCAGACGGAATGACCGCATCAAGTGTCACGAGTACTCGCAATGGTTTTGCATCACAGTGAAATGGATTTTTCAGTGTAAAAATGATCTGAGTTTCCGTCCTGGTGAACGTGAATATCCGCTCGGAATAGAGTCCGTTACTGTCCGTTGCTCGTACTTTGATCGTGTGTTGGACACCCAAGGCCAGCCGCAGCCATGTGTCTTGATCGATGGTAATGGAGTATTGTTGCCCGGCCACTCCTGCGAAGGAATTGGTCTGCTGCCCGTTGAGATATTCCGTGATTGTGAAGGATTGTCCCTCTGGATCGGTGACGGAGTAATTGACCGTAGGTGGAGTGCTAATCGTCCCCAGGTTGGTATCCGAGCCACTAATCGTTGGCGGTCGGTTGTGAATTACTGTAAACGTCCGTGTTGCCTGGCTAGTTACCCCGCCCTGATCATCCTCGGCCCAAACGTACAAAGTGTGGTTCGTATTCTCAGCCAGATCCACTCCGGTTACATCTGTTGCGCCTTCCCACAGCCGTTTATCGTGATAGGTCAGGTTTTTGGAAAAAGAAATAGGCGTGCTTCCGTTTGAAACCCCGGAATTCAACGCCCTTGTCGTGCCGTTATTGATTTTATACTTTATCGTGACTACGTTGCCGTTATCAACGTCCGTTGCACTGCCCCCAACGCTGTATGTGTTTCCTTCGGATAATACTTGATTATTCGCAGGGTTTGTTAGGGTGAGCGTTGGTGGATTGTTTGGCTCTATATACAGAGCGAACATTGGTTGGTTGTATGGGTTCGTATCGGGTGACCCTGATGGGAAAGCTCCCTTTGCGCTTACCGTATACTTCCCTTTTACCGTGACTGTGACACCAGATGCTGATACTGCAAAGGGCTGATTGTGATTCGGCATTGCCCTATGCCACAAGCTGCTGCCAGATGGACTACACGACAGGTAGTAGTCCGTATTTGCTTGAAGAGTAAGAGCGGACGGTAGCGCAACACGATTATGGTCACCAGCAACCATCTGTCCTGTTGCTTGTGATAGTTTATTCCCTAACGCATCCCAGATGTAGTAGGTTACTTGAACGGAAGTATTCCAGTGTCCAACTAGTGACACGGCTTTTAGTTTTACGGTTTTATTAACGCTGAACTTTGTGGCCGTTCCATTAGTAGGTTGGTTGTCTAGTGATGTACCGCTCAAGTTTAAAGCGATTTGGATCTCTGCCATTATCTCACTCCCTTCTCCTCAAAATGGCCGTTTTCAGCAGTGTTTCCTCGTTTTCCCAGCCCCTGTAAATTTGCTTCTATCGAGGCATTATCCGAAGGTTTCCTCATATTGCATTACACCTCCAGACGAGTTTGTGCTTGATTGTAATAGCCCTTGGTCAACGTGATATCATCGAGTGTAGCAAAATCCTCTGTGAACAGGTTGTTCTTGAAATTGTCCGGGAACGTAGACTCAATCAGGGTAATCCTGTTACGCAAAGCAGCAAGTTCTGTTTCAATTTCCGCCCTGGTCATGTGGAGGTTTGTATCGTTTACATGCTCATCAAATGTGGTTACCGTTACCACTGCTTGACTGTCGATCACTGCTGTAACATCCTCGGCAGTACCAATTAGGGTGATGAACTGGATTATTTCCTCAACCACGTCAGCGCCGTTTGGTGCTGGGAGATAGTCGGCAAGATCTCCTGAATTGGCCACAGCATAAAGAATCTCGCCTAAATCTGGGTCATTCGCAAAGAGACCAATTTCCCTCACATATGTTCCAGAAGTTAAATCTTGATTACTTATCAATGCTTTTACCATCGTCTGACCGTTACCGAGATTTTTGATTTCAAGAATAGGTAGGCTTTTTGTTTCGTTAACCAGTTCTTCAAGCGTTTGGAGATTGCCGGGCAGGAAGCCGTCTCCTATTCCAATCCTGGTAAACGTCAGTCTCGCTCCTGCTTGTGCCTTACTCTGAAGTTGAAGTCCTTTGTCCGTTAATACGGAGCCATTAAATTGCCCCACTTGCTACGCCTCCTCATCAAGTCGCTGGATTGATAGTGAGGATTTTTAACGACGAGACAACTCCGCCAACATAGAAATTCATATTATTGTCTCGTCGGATCGTGATGGATTCCAACCGACTTCTTTTGTTTTTTACCTTATCGATGGCAAGCAAAATGTCTTTGAGCTTCTTTTCTGTTGTTACGCGATCAGTTGTCGTCACCTTGAAGTGAAAAGGTTCCCCGCCATATTCAAACCACTCTGACACTTCGGAGTCATCGAATGCTGCGGAGACTACCTGATCCACGGCCCACGGAGTGCCTTTATGCCGGTGCCAAGCATATGAATTCTTCACCAGTTCTCTCTTCTTTTCGATCGGCAAAGACCTATCGTAGAAGTCAACGTGTTTTTCCACTGCCAAAAAATCAATAATTTCCTCTGGCATTGAATCTATATCAAGAGTTAAAAGTTTTGTATCTTGGAAAAGCAAACGAATCTCCTGAGAGATTGCTTTGATCAAAACATTTAACTCTTCATCCTGCTTGAGACTTTCTGGAAGAATGGATGCCAAATCAATATCGTATACGCTTATCAATGAAATCACTCCAAACCACCATATGTGATCGTATCAGCACCAGGAAACTGAACTACCTGAGTCGGACTAACAGATGTGTATACGGGCGATGTGATGACAGCCCTCTTTACTCCTGCCAATCTAAGTCGGTATACTAACTCATCAACAGCGATATCCAATCCAAGTTTGCTGGATTGCCATTTTTTATACCCGCTGATTGCCTCGGCTACTTTGCTTTGAATGGAAGATACATTTCCGCTGTCTGCTGTGTCAATGTAGTACGTCAGATTGATACTAGTACCTATCGCTTCTGGAGCAAGTACGACCACATTATCCGTAAGAGGTCGTATCTTTCTATCACTACACTTTTCTTCCACCTGATCTAAAATTTCCTGAGAAGGTAATGTTCCGTTCTCTAACAACGGCCTGATTTCGACCGTTCCTGCCGAAGGGGAAGTAACTGACACGTCAACAATAGAAGAGTTAGCGCTTTTTGCCCAAAACTGATAAGCTTCATGGCTTCCAGCAACAGAGAATGTCTCAGGGGCCGTTCTGATTCGTTCTGCAAACGCATCGTCATCCTCTTGATCTGCGCCGCCACTTGTTGCAGTTATATTCGATACCGACTGCACCCACTGAATGGGATCAACCAGCTGATTGAGTTGACCAACTGTGTACCCGTTTCCTGCTTTACCCGCTGTCGTACATGTAACGTCAATATCCACGGTAGTTTGACCGGCTGTCACCGTGACGGCTTGTGTCGTAGCAAAAAAAATACCATCCCCCGCCGTTACTCTTGTTCCGGATGGAATGGTTTGTGTTGTACTTATGGATAGTGTGAAGCGAACTATGCATTTTGCAGGAGTCGCTGGTAGTCTTGTTACATCCGAATTCATTCCAGCATGGTCGAGATAGCTACCTTCAGCATAAGAAATGAGATTCTGTTTTGCACCGTAGTCAATTAGGACGCGTTCCTGCACGATTAATGAAGCAATGGCAGACACCAGTTTTCTTCTCGGATCCGCAGGGGACATTGTAATGTCAAGTTCATCTTCATAACGAGCGATGAAATCAGCCTCAATTTGCTGGGCCGATTTCATGGCAAATGTAATATCCGGGAGATTGAACCTTGGTTTAAGCGTCACTGTTTATCGCCAGCCTTACTTTTGGTATTAGCCGCCCGCTGTTACCATCGCCATCAAATATGATTTCTGTCACCTCAGCACGCGGCTCGTATTGTTGGACTTTCGTCACGATATCGGCAGATATACTAGCCATGACATGATTGATTGGGCCATCCACGCCGTAATTGATCGCAAAGCTTCTATCCAACGGGCAGGAAAAAACGACAGAGGACATGATCATAGCCACATTTTGCAAGATTTCCTTAACCCCAGTTGCTCCAAAGTCAATATGTTTCAAGTCAGGAGTAACTTCATAAATCATTTTTTCTTAGCAGCCCCTTTCTTGTTAGGATACTCCTTCAAAGTTACAGTCACATAGGCGACCATCAGCCTTCCCTGAAAAAATGTTCTCTGATCCTCATCTAGTGACTCAACCAACCAAAAGTTTTGGGACACAGGCTTTCCACCGAGTATGAGGAGAGAAAGTTCGCCGGTATCACGCATTTTGCGGAGTTTTTCTAATTCGGTATCCGGATTAATATGCGATGTTGCTGATAACCGTATCGTGAAAGAAATTTGCTCCTGTCCAGGGCCTAGAAATTCTGGCTCCGGTTTTTTACTGATGATGTCATGCACCGCCCATCTACCGGATCCGCTTCTTTTCTTCTCGTCGAACGTTTTGACTTTATTTGCAGATACCTCAAAAATTACTGTTCCAAGACTTCCGATGATAGCCAAATAAACACCTCCTAAATGGGCGGACTGGTGTTTTCATCTCCAGGAGAAACATCATCCTTGTGAACGTGAGTTTTCAAGCTGATGGACCCAGCCGTCACATCTCCCACAGCCGTAACATTGCTGCTCGTCGAAATGTTTCCAGTTACAGATATTCCACCATTTACGTTCATGTTGCCGCTTGCCGTAAGACCAACTGCGCTAATATTCCCCTGCACAGTCAGGTTGGCGTTAATAATTACGTTTTGGGCAGCTGTAATCTCAACTGCTCCTGATGTGTTGACAGTCAATTTATGTGCAGATGCGTCGTATTCTATCTCGGATCCGTCAAAAAAAGTTATGTGTCTTTTGTTCGCATCCGTGACTGGAGGTTTATCTTGCTCTGAATAACTAGAACCAAGAATAATACCTTCTGCGTTTCCGGTAGGAAGGAATAAACACCACACTTGCTCTCCCGGGATAGGCATCCAATAATCTTTGGCTCCTAATGTTCCCCTCACCAAAATGGGGAGCTCGGGAGACACCGTATTATCCTGATCTTCAAAAGCCACTCGTGCCGTGCACGTCGTGGGATCAATGGATGATACAATGCCGACACGAATCATATTCTTCAATTGGGGATTCATTAATACCCCTCCAATACTTTTCTCAGTTGAATGGCCGTTTCGTACCCATTTGATTGGCCATGTGTCGCTTGTGTAACAATATATTTGCCGTTGAATCCACCAAATCCGTCCAATTTCACGGTGACGCCCGCTACCAGACGTATATCACCCATCAACACAAAAGCAGCCTTGTCAGCTTCCTTATTTTCTTTTCTTAACCGTTTTTTTGCCAATCTCTCCGCTTCCTTCACGGAAGATACCTCTTGTTTTATGACAAGTGTCCTGCCAGTCTTAGGAGCATTTGCTGGAGTGAAGGTAAAAGAAAAATTCTTTTTTCCTTTTGCGCTGTGATATTCCACCCGGCAAGCCCGGTACGTGCCATTTGTGGAGCTTTGAAAAGTATAGTTTTTGATGTTGGATTCGCCTAATTTGATTGTCATGATAGGTGATTGTTTTTCGTATTTCTCTTCATCGAAGATATTGATTTGGTTACCAGTTACTTTCAAGCCCAGTCCTGCATCATCACAAAGACGCATAAGGAATCGAATATCGGACTCTCCTGATTGCTCGATTCGCTCATACTCCACGTCTTCAGCGACATCATAAAAGAGCTTTAACTTGTTTTTGCTGGCGATATCATTTGCAATGACAGACAGCTTTGTTTTTTCCCAAGCTCTATTTTTTTCTTCACCGCGTAAGGAAGATGACTCTGGAACGGAAATCGCTTTGATCGAAACAACGGAAGGTGGTCCCTTTACACCTAGATCATCAATTTCGAAATGACCTAATGGTAAAGAAGCCACCTTCCCTTCCTGCTCCCAATTTTCTGTTAGAATCTTCCCTTTTACAACTGCTCCTTTTTCTGGCAGCCATGATCCCATCCATAAGTGTTCGCGATCCATCAGGTCTATTTGCAAATCATCGGCTTGTCCGCTGAGGTTATCGGTGAAGCTCCATGACTCCAAATACGGTGTCAGGTCCTCAGTGATGTTCTTGTTGTTATAGGAAAGCTCTAACCTTGCTTGTCTCGCGTTCACAACCTATTCCTCCCTTTTCCATGGAGGCAACGGCTGGGATTCTGTTACTTCGGTATCCGGAATTATTAATGTAACACCCGCCGAAAAAATAACTGTTTCGCGATGGTCGAGATTTGCATCTATAATTTCCGACATGAGGTATTCATCACCTACCGTCTTGAAGGCAATGATATCCCATGTGTCTCCTTGTATTGTTGTATATACACTAGGCAAATCATTCCCTCTCTTTCTTAGTCAAATGCCAGTCGTTTTTGCTTGCTGATCCAAGTATCCATTTGCCGTTCGAATGGCAATCGTTGATTCTCCAATTCTTGCTTTACCTCGGCAGGAGTTCCAGCTGAGATTGAAGGAGAAAAGTAAAATTGGTTAATCACGGTCCCTTTATTGTTGTTAACTATCTTACTTGATCTACCCCAAATAGAAGTGCCGTTATTTCTGTTATTCTCCGATGCATGCTGATTTTGCATCATCCCAAGAGCCTGGCCTGTTTTTTGCCAAAGGCTAATAGAATTTGCATCTCTTTTTAAAGGAATAATCGCTTCAGAATACCCTGCTTCTGCAACCATACCTAGAGTGGGCCGTGTTACGATTCCCCCACGGGCATATTTTTTGAAATCTGCAACAGAGGTTTTTCCTTCTCTATGGTTAACTAACTGAATTTTGCCTATGGTAGAGAAATTAGTTCCGGTAACCTTATTCATTGCTTCAATTAGTGGATTTATTGTATCGATGACCCTGTTTGCACCATTAGCAAAGTAATTGTATAGGGTGTCCCACAAATTTAAAGCTCTCTCTTTGACTGTATCCCAATTTTTATACAGAGTAATCCCTGCAGCGACTATTGCCCCAAATGGTCCAGTAACTGCAAGTGCTATTTCAGGTGCCTTTTTAAATCCGGCCCACAGTTCATCCAGCTTTTTTCTGACGGTTTCATTATTGTTGTATAGATAAACACCAGCTGCCACTAAAGCGCCGATAGCTGTTATAACCATTCCGATTGGATTCAAACGCATGGCAACATTTAGCAACCTTTGTGCAATAGTTAATCGACCTGTAGCTGCCGTTGCGATAGTAGTAGCAGTGGTGGCTGAAGCTTGGGCCGCTGCCTGTCTTATGAACAAAGAGGCAAGGTCGGATACAATTGCTTTTCCTTGATTGAAAACAAAACTTGCACTTACCCAAGCTATGCGGAAACCGATAATTCCTGCCGTTGTTCCCAAGATTGCTTTCGTCAAAGCAGGATGAGCCTGAGCAAATTCCGAAATTTTTATTGCTACCGCACCTGTTTTATCGAATGCTTGATTAACAGCTGGGAGGAATACAGATCCCAAATTCACTGCAACCTCAGTCGCTTTATTCTTCAGAATCTGCAATTGAGCCGATGAAGTTTGTAATCTTACTGCGAACTCTCGGCTCATCGACCCCTTGGCTGCTTCACCATTGGCCAAAGATAATTGTCTTCTAAATTCCCCTAGATTCTGCGCCAAACGGGCCGCATCGTCACCGTACTCTTTGCCGAATAATTGTACAGTTACAGCGGTCTGTTTATCTTTGGGCAACTTGTTTATTGCCGCTAATACTTTTTGAATCGTACCGGTGGCATCTTTCGTCATGTCTTTTTGAATCTGTTTGGAGTTTAAACCTAATGCTTTCATTCCTTTTTGGAATCTATCCGGCTGCTCGGCTGCAAGCGCAAGCTCCCGCATCATAGCATTGGCTGCAGTAGCTGCAACCTCAGCTGAAGCCCCTGTCGTTAAGAATGTGGATGCCAAGGCGGTAGCATCTTTTGCAGACATGCCAACTTGTTGCGCTTGACCGGAGATTCGATTTAACACCTCGATGATATCTGAGCCTTTGCTGATGGCATTGTCATCAAGATAGTTGATGGAATCAGCGAGTTCACTTATAGCTGTGATCGGAATTTTAAAGTTTCCGGCCACTTTACCCATCTTCTCAGCTAACTCACCAGCTGGTGCGTCAAACGCTGTAGCCATCATAGCAGAAGTACGGGTAAATTTTATTAATTCTTCTCTCGCTACTCCCATTCGAGCTCCAGCAGTAACCATTTCAGCAATTTCATTGGTTGCTAAAGGTATCTCACGACCGAGTCCTTGGATTTGCTTACCCATTTGGTAATAAATTTGAGTCAATTGTCCATTTCCATCCCTAGCACCTTGTACCTGACGAGCGACACCAATCATTGCGTCCTCAAAAGCCATAGCTTGATTTGCTGCGACAACAAAAGGTGAGGCCATAGCTGCTGTATCTACCACTTGACCGCGTAGCTGTGATGCATTGCTGTGTAATTCATTTTGTCTTTGTGTCGCAGCCGAGAGTTTCTGCTGCACTGCTAATGTGTTCTGCAACTGAGTCGTTAATCTTTGATGTGCGGTCGTGTATGTTTGAACATCGATGGATCCTTTTTTGTAGTGGTTATCGAGTTCCGACAGCTTGCTTTTCAAATTCTTTGCATCTTTTTGCAACCTTGACAATTGGGAGGTAGCAGAAGAAAATGCTCCTTTGAAAGTGGAAGCTAACTTTCCGGCGATAGCAAAGCTTATTTCATGCACCTTCCTAGACATTTATTCTGCATCCTCCTTCTCTTTTGACAGTTCAACAGCTGCTTTTACCCATTCATCGAATTCAGACAAGGGCATGTCCAACCAATACGGTAATGGTGTGTTGTTCGCTTGTGACATAGCTAAGGTCATTTTTCGTAGATTTAAGAGAGATCCTGGTTCGGCAAAACCCATCCGTACAAAAAATTGGATACCGTATTTGTCACTTGAACAAAATCTGGAGCATGCAAGTTTTGGATGTCATCAACATTTATTCCGGAAGCCTTGGCAGCTACCGTTGCTAGACCAAAAGAAGTAAAGAGAGGATTCGGACTAAGATCTCCTTGCGCCCGCACCTCTCTTTCGACTGCAATAATGTCTGAACCCTTGATGTTATCTAAATCTAATACCAACTTAGATACCACATTTCCGTCTATCGTAACTGGTTTAGTTAATTTGATTTCCACTTTATTTCCCTCCTATTTCATTCCGAGTGCTTTTCTCATGTCTTTTAGTTGGTCTACACCGTTGACAGAATAGATGAAGTTCAATTTATCGATCTCAAGTTTGTTCTTTCCATCGATGTCAACCTTGATATACAAGACTTCCAGCGTTGTACTTCCGCCTGAAGTCGCGCCGACTTCCAATTTACCAAGGTCATTCCCGGGTACATTCCCTTGGATTAGTACTTTCACGCTGCGAGTTACCATCTGACCTTTTGTTCTATCGAATTCCTGGAAAGCTCCCCGAATATCGAGTTTATGAGATATTAATGACGAAAGTGTCATTTGATCATTCGTGACGGTACGCCATGTTAGGGTCGTTTTCATGCTTTTTGTGTGGCCGAGGGTAAGCGTCTCGAATTCACCTAAAAGACCAGCTCCTTTTATGGTCTCTGTTAGGTGTTCGATGTTTGGTAAGGTAAGATCGGCCATGCCAAGCAAATCTGTTTTGCCTTCCAAGTAGACCTTAAAGTTTGCCAACTTATCAGGAATTAAGTTCTTAGCCATGAGTTTTTCCACCTCCTAGGAGAATAAAGTGTTGAGGTAATTTACATCGTACTCGAGCACGAAAGTAATATCTTCACCTGGGGGCGGTGAAGCCAAGAAGAGATGAAACTTAATCTTTCCGTCAGCTAGATTAGTGAGTGGATTTTCTTCTTCACGGAATTCACAGCGACCACCAAGTATAGCGCCGATAGCTGTATACCCATTCATTTCAATATTCAAGCTATCCACTACTGAATTAATAAGACGTACATTTGTAGGATCGTCAACCGTATCATGGTAGGTCAAGATCAGCTTGTTATTGAACCAATTGAACATACGGCGCAGTGGAATAAAGTTGTCTTTTGGATCAGTGATCGCAGGATAAGCAGCTGTACGGTTACCCCAAGCTCTCCATCCACCGATCCAGTTTAGAGCTGTCATAATCCCTTCGCCATTCAAATAGTTCGCTTGTGTGAGCTCAAGGAATATTTCGTCTCCTGCTTCATTTACCAAGCTATCCATCTGCAAGTTTTTATTAGATGGAGATACATAAGGGATTCCATCATTGACTGTGTCAGTTAATCCAATAAGACCTGCAACTTGGGTAGATCCGTGATAAACTTTGTCACCCAATCTAGGCTTACCGTAGAAAGCGATCTGCTGTGGATCGGTATAATTATTATTGTTTTTCCATGCCGGAGCCTCTGTATATATATCTGCACCAGTTGAAGAAGTGTCAATGTCAACGAGAGCAATCGCTTTGAACACGCCATTAATATTGTTTGCCTTTGCTTTCATAATCGCTGCAATTGCTGATTTCTTACTGAATTTAGGAACAACGATTTGGCATGGTACCTTTCGGAACAACGGGAATATTTGATTCACCAATTCCAAACCAGTATATTTCCCTGTTACCGCGTCATAACCACCAATGATGTCATTATCGGTCACGAGAGATACGTCAAGACGGTCATAGGTAACAGTTAATGTGGTCTGGTTTGCTGGAATTGTCCCAGTAGAAATACGGGTAATGATGACTTCACCATCGGAATTGAATGCTGCTGTATAGTCAGTATTCTTTACCAACGGTTGTGCAGCAGAACTCAATTTTACAACCAATGTACTAAGCAATACGCCATCCGCAGTAATCTTTGCCTGATTGCTTGTAATATTTACTGTTGCATCTGTAGTAGTAGCCTTATGTCTTGCAGGATCAAGAACATTAATAAACACTGCAGGGGCCACAGCGAATAGTCCAAATTGGGAGTCCATAGCCTCAGATAACGTATACTTGCTGAAGTCATCATGGAAACCTAATGCTTTTACGGCTTCCCCATAGCTGAACGCCAATAAGGGCTTGTTCACATAGTCTTGATTTTCAGCTAAGTGAATCGGGGCAATGCCCACATAAACAGGCATGGCAGAGTCAGCCTGGACGGGTACAACCAATGACGTGGGATTCTCAAGCGTATTGATACCGTGTTTATATCCCATTACTCAGCCACTCCCTTCGCAATATATTGAAGAATTTGATTATAAAAAACATTTTCTGCAGTTCCTAACGTATTGATGTTAGCGAGTGTTTCAGCATATTTCTCTACTGGAACTAGCAACTGTTTGATTGCTGGACATTCCTCTACATGGTACTGTGCTTGCTTTGGGAGTCCATTTGTGAAAACGGTAGACTGAACCAAAGATGCTTTGAACACGTTCGGTCCACAATAGATCAAAGGTGTAACATTATCTTCTGTTGATAATGTTTCAACATTTGAATTTGCTTCTTCAACTGTTTCTTTGTCATCATAATGTTGTTCTTCTTTTTTTCTCATATTTTTCTCCTTTCAAATGGTATTGTCTTGAGGTTGTGGAATGAAAAATTGTGCAGTAATGACGCCTGCATGCACAGGAAATGCTTGTTCTACTGGCAAATCGATGTGTAAAGGAAGTTGCAATGAAAATGACTTTCCGACTCTTCGTTTTGACAGCAGTTCGTTACGTATGTGAGTTAATATGTTTGTTACGTCTCGCCAGCCGTTCTGTATATCCTCCGAAATAGTTACTGTTTCAATATGGATGGTCGCCGTAGATCCGTGGTCTTCGTCAATCAAGTTTAAGAACCTGACTAGAATATACGGCAAATCCCCATCCGTTTTGTCCTCGCGCCTGAGAGTTTCTTTTTTTAAGTAACCAGGCACTACTTGTGGAGCTTTATTTTCCCCTGCTTCGCTTTTCATCCGGTAATGTACGACGAGTGGTTTGATAAAATCGACAAGTTCATCCACGAGCATGTTTGGAGTCATGAACCATTCCCCTCCAACAAACGATTTATTTCATGATCCAGACGTTTATCAAGAGTTTCCGTCGCCTTTTGTTCCACCCACTGTGATACTGATTTGCTATTTAACATTTCAGGCACAGAAGGTCCGTATTTCTCGGATATCGGCTTACGATCCTTCCCGTCACGAACAAACACTCCGATATGACCATTTTTCATTTTAGCGACGAAAGCATGTGGGATAATGCCTCCGCCGCCACTTTTTTTCACTTGAATTGATACCGGCTTCTTTTTGCTCGGTCTGACGAGTTGTACTCCTTTTGGGGTAACTTTGAACTTGTAAAGAGGAACCATAGGACCTTTTGAAACAACAATAGCGTTCAGATCGCTCTCGGATGCCTTGTA